TCTTCTGACGTATAGAATTCCTGCCCTAGCCGTTTTGCTTCCGCTCTTACAAAAGAAAGCTCGGCTTGCATTTTGGAAGCTGATCCGGTAGCGGCCTTAAAAGCGTTTTCCAAAGATTCCGCTTTCATTCCAGCCTCAAAGATCGCTGAAGCCACTTCTTTTATGCCATACCCGGCAGCTAGACCCTTAAGGCTAGTTATGGTTCTATCAATGCTCTTGCCGAAGTCATCAGCATCTTTTTCCGATGACTTAAACGAGCGCTTTGCGCGTTTGGCGAACTGCTCCATTGTGACCGAGCCGTCATCGTTGACGACAAGGTTCAGCCTGAGAGTCGGCATCTTAGCTCCAAAATAAGAAAGGCCATCCATTACGGACAGCCTTATTAAAACTTAAAGATTAACGCGGATTATTTAGAAAAGATTTGGACCCCTGTCACCGTATTTCCTTCGCAATAAACAGTGGTTCCATCGCTGTAGATCCATTGATGCTCCGAACCGTGTTTATTGTGGTATTCATTGGATCGTGATGGTTGGCCTAACTGCTTTTTTGCTTCGGTGCATGTCTCACCAATCAGCCAGTGAGCGCCTTGTATTTTGGTACTTTTTGATTTGATAGGGTATAAGGACTTATCTTCCGGAACAGACTGCAACGCCATCACAACAAACATAAGTCCAATGAAAATAATCATAAAAGCTGAAGGCAGGAATCTACGCATCAGGCAACCCTCCCGCCAAAAGATTACCACGATTCCAGCGCCGTGCAACTACTTTTTGCTGTTTATCTCCCGCGCCTGATCAAGCGCATCGAGAGCGGTGATATACAGGTCGAATAGAAAAGGCGCGTGCGACTCGGAAACCTTGAATATTCGCAACACCGATTCAAACCCGCCGTAATTCCACCCGGCCATGCCGCCGCCTGATCCGCGAATGGCCCGAGTGATCAGCGGCCACGCTCGCCTGTTCTGCGCCGCAAGCTTCGGAACACATTGACTGTAATCATCGGGTTTGGCCCCCATGAGCTTGATCTTCAGGCACTCCGGAACCGTGTCAATGCCTTGGCATTCAGGCGCGTATTCCGGGAATTCATGCTGGACCCTGTTCCGGCAAAAGTCGCAATCAAATTTGCTATTCAGCCAATTCCACAAGGCCCAGCGTCTCAGTTTTTTTCGAGTTCCGCCTTGATGCCGTCCATTTCGGCAACTTTGGTAAGGACAAAACCGGGGATGCCTTCTGCGCCAAAGTCGAAAACGGTCTTCTTAACTTCGTCGGTCAGCGGGATGACCTTGCCTTCCGCGTCCTGAACATCCCACCCGGTCAGACAGTACATGAACCGATCAAACCGATCCGATCCGGTAGAGACAAACGTGCCCTTTGGCCCGAATTCAACAGACCCCATGGAAGCCGGGAAAGGTCTGATATCAAGGTGGCATTCCTCACCGTCCGTAGTTTTGTGCGTGAAGCGTTTAGAATCGTAGCTAAATTTGCTGATATCGAGCTGCATAAAAATCCTTTAGTCAAGAATTAACACCGGATTCCCGGCACACGTGAAATCAATTCCCTCATCGCATACCGAGCCAAGCTTGCCGGAAATTTTTAAATCAGAGAATGACACCCAGCTTGAGAACCGATTCCCGCTTTGGTTCACGCTCGGGTCATTCGTGAAGAGCTGAATGAAAAAGTATTTCTGACTGTTTGTTATGTCGTCGAAAAACGAATTGGAGCCGATAAAAAATGACTTAGCCGACCCCTTGGCCTCTTTGGTGTCCTCAATTGCTTCCGCCCACGTCATGCCCTGACTCGTGGTGTCCAGGAGTTTGCGCGAAACATCAAGAGACCAGTCCTGAACGTATCCGACTTTTTGCAGCGACGGAGAAGAGGCGGAACCTACACCGGTTACGGTAGTCACCCCCGGAGCGCCGTCGAAAGTAGCGATGCCCTGGACATAATCCACCGAGAGCAGTTGCACCGAGTTTGTAGGCGTCCATACCGGCGGATCGTTCGGGTTGACCATGCGGAAAGTCGAAGTCGTTATCTGGGCGGTGTTGCCATCTACGGTCGTTTCCGCATCGTCCATGATCAGCAAAATCCAGTGGTCCCCGAGCGTGTGACCAGTCGTGGCCGCAAAAGCGATATTCTGATCCTGCGCCCCATTGAGAAGCTGGGTCGCCCCGGTAATGGCTACGCCCTCGGTAAAGTCTCCAGTCCCGATCCGCCACTTGAAGGTATCGGTCGCGCCCACGGCGTCTATCTCAACATAGAACGAGACATTGCCGGGAGTAGGCGTGGTTCCCCATGTAAGATCATTGAGACCCACGCCCTCAAATCCCGATGGCCTTAGCCGGTAGATCGCCCCCCATCGGCCAGTGATAGGTACTGTATTTCCAGCCATCGAGTCTCCTTATTGGGAAGCGGAAATCGCAAGCGCGCCGTTGCCCTTGAACTTGACGTTCATCGTCACTTTGTCTTTCGTGGCGGTTTTGACACCGCAAGATTCAACCCATATATCCCCGTTGAACCCGCTGGTCGTGGTTTCGAGCAGAAACTTCATGTCGGTGAGAACCGCCGTCCCGGAGAGCAAATGGTTGACAATGGCAATCTGCTCAGTGTTGCCGGGCACGAAAGCCACGTCGAAATCACCGTCCCATGACTGGATATTTTTGAGGTTTGACGCCCAGGTATCGCCCTGGTAGGTCGAGTCGATAAATTCGGCCTGAATGTTGAGATTCCACCCTTCCGAAAAAGTAAAGAGGACGTTGTTCTTTTCCACCCGGCAGAGCCTCCCCGAGACGGGCACGGTACTGTAAGCCATGGCTATTTATCCTTTCAGATTGATTCAGTTGACGACAATAAAAAAGGCGACTTGCCGGTATGGCAGTCGCCCAATATCACGCTTGATTGATCAGGATGTTACGCTACCCCCAAATCGTCACAGTCGCTTCTTCCAAAACGCACGTATCCGACGCGCCTGGAACAGTGAAGTAAACATCCACGGTCTGCTCGTCGGTCATTGTAACAAGCGGTGTTAGCCGCCCCAATAAAGGTTCAACTCCGGAAACCACGGACTCTATCTCTGCAATGACCTGCGCGTTTGAGTATGCCCAAATTCTATATTTTGCTTTCCACCGCTGAGTCCCTGCCGGTATGGTGACAGTTCCCATCGACACAGTGCCAAATTTAAGGTCTACTGTTTTTGTGCCCGTAGCCCCGGTCGATTTACCCGTCAAAGTAACATCGAGATATTTTGACCCAGTAGGACTGATCGCCATGTGACCGGCGTAGATTGTGGCAAGAGATTTAGCCATCGTTGCGCCTACCGTACCTGTCACGGTATCCGAGTCTCTACTATGAGCTATATCGACGCCCATGATTCCCGTAGCGTGCATAACGGTGTCTTCAACCGATCCGCCGAGGAAATTATATATTTCGTAGTTCCCATCCCCTGCATCGTCGGTGGCATGAGCGTATGTTTCTCCAAGGTTATAATCAGAAGGGGCACTCGCATCGGTGGTCATTTCTGACTTCTTGTGCCAATGAACCAACTTATTTTTTTTATACTCGCATGGCCGTTCATCGAAAGAGGAGTGCTTGTGCAGATATGTGGCCTTTTCGTTACTGACAAAGGAAACGTAGGTTCCAACGGCGTGAGTAAATGCCTTGCCTTCATAGCCAGCCGATAGAAATCTCTTTATTATTGTGCCCGTGGCATACGAGCTTGCTCCATATCCTATTGATGCCTTTACTCCGGAATAAGCGACAACCCCGACCGCTCCTCCAGTTCCGGGCATTGCTCCCGTAGTCCAAGCGGAGTTTCCATCCAGGATGCCACCCTGCACGTATAACTGAGAGAGTGTATCAGCCACTATTCCCCAAAAGCAGAGATCGGTGTGGACATTGTATGCATACAAAATGGAGTGAGTCCCAGTTCTTAATCCGGTGTCTCCGCTATGGGTTTTCCAATCCGTGAATTTGATGTCTTGCACCTTAACCTTATTGTATGCGCCAACGTCCATCCCTACAACTTCAGACCCACCCGGATAGTCGATAAATACTGTCGGCTCCGTCTGTACTGTCGCTACGGAAGGTCCACGGATTATGATGTAATCAGCGATATCCATGCTGCCGTTGAGGTAATCCGGCAATTGCACGCTTTCCTCATAGGTTCCCGCCGCAACCCACACGGTCCATGTCCCATGGAGCGGTCCCCATTTAGCCATGGCGTTGACACAAGCCTGAATAGTAAGGAATGGCTGAGAACTTGTCAGGCCGTCATTTGTATCCGCTCCGGTTGTGGCTACATAGAGAGCATTCGCCGTGCTCGCAGTGTGAGTGATGGGGAAAGTGGTGCTACCCCGCTTCACGATCCCCGGACCGTAGTGGCGGACATCATGGAAATTGGGGATAGAGGCTGTCGTTAAATAGGTTCCTACCGGCCAATACAGACTATTCCCCGCGCTGTAGGCATAGGCCACTGCTGCGGCCACAGCGGTCTGACTGGAAGCAACGCCGGTCTTGTCAACCGTTCCGAAGTCCGGATGATCGACACTGACCCACGGCCCCCCCTTAAAAAAGGCGTCTCCGGTCACTTCCAGATCGCCGGTTACTTTCTGACCGGCCCACGCCGACCCGCAAAGAAGCAATACGAACACCCACGCCAGAGCTATTTTCTTCATGCCGTCACCCTGCTTTTTTCTATCCATGAGCCACTTTCGCGACGTTCGATAACGAGGTCGTCAACGTCCTTTGTGATTCTCCAAGTACCGTTGGTTGCCGAGTCTCCGAAATATGCGGTTGTCAGATTCGGGGTTCCGATTTCGGCGTAGAGCGTGTCAAAATACGTTTTCAGGAAGGCTTTCAGGTCATCAATCGACAACCGCTTGACCCCACCCGCAGAATCGGTAAACAGGAATTCGACACCCGTCGGTGTCAAGTCGGCTTTGTCTCGTAGTCTTACGCCCTGGTTTGCCATCAGCCTATTATCCAGTTGTCGTTTTCTTCTTCGTTACTAACACCGTCAGCATTCCAGTAAGCATTAACAGTATCCGTACAGTTTTCGATAACACCACCGATAATACGAACGTCAGAACAAGATTCGTTACCACCAACACCAACAGCGAATTGGTCACCGTCTAGTCTACCGGAGTTTAGAATAGGATTAACAACTTCCCAATCAACACCAATACCTCTAATACGAATACATACGTCAGAAAAACCAATAACAATAGGATCAATGATCTTGATATGGCTTACGTCTTTACCTAATGTAACATCAAACAATCTTAAAACATTATAAGCATTAACATTAGTAACATGGATATTAGTATTATCTTCAGTTACAGTGAATACGTTTTGTATTCTACTTACATTGAAGTTATTGAACCTTAAGTGACTAGCTCCTGCACCAAGCTGGAATAAAGGTGTTCCCGGTGTGTCTAGGTGTGGAGTTACTGTTTCAGGGTCTTCCGGTAGGGTCCATGGGGTTCTGTTAGTAATGATTGGTTTTTAGATACTGTATCAGCTGGTGGACCACCGTATAGTTATAAAACAATAGGTATATCTGGAGTACCTAATCCTTCAGATTTAATTCTAGGGACAACAGATTCAGATAATCAAACATACCCAATTAATGGTGTAGGTACTTCTAAAAATCCATATTATACTTCTTTATTAAAAGGATTTCAACAAGAAGAAATTTATAGATTTGGTATTCAATTCTTTGATTTACAAGGAGTTCCATATTATCTTAAATTTCTACGTTCTGCTGATTCAATATTTCTAAATCCATTGTTATACTCTCCTTGTTTAGGAATAAGTCTAACCCAAACTCGCTTGAGGCGTTCCATCTGTGAACTATCAGGCATATTAGCTGAACCTCTAGCACTATTCACATAGAATAACCAATCTACTTT